GCCTCCAGAGAATGGGGGCATTGGGATGCCTTTTAGATGGTGCACTGATCCTATCAAGACCGACATCATGAATGGAATTCAACGCGTCAAGAGGCTGATCGCTCAAAAGAAAATCCTATGCACTCAAGAGGTATGGGACGCAGAGGCAAGCGGGAATAATTTTAGAAAAGCGATATTGAGCTACGCATGGGATGGCAAGGAATCGCCTAAAAAAGACGGCAAGGAAGATCCACTCGATGCCCTGAGGTACGATGTGATCAACTGGTCTTGGCGTGATACAGACCTCCCCGAGCGGACTATACCAGTTGACCATAGCGACAAGGCGATCGCTATTATTGAGCAAAGAAAACAGCTCAATCGAACGCTAAGGAGGTTTTGATGACAGAGCAAGAGAGAATCGAATATCTAGAAAACCTCATAGAAAAGGGCGGAGCGCTCAGTGATAAAGAGATGGTCGCCTTCTATGGGCACTACACGCCTAGAAAGCCCAGGGTAGCCACTAAGACTGCGCAAGCTCTCCTACTCATGCGACAGGGCATGGGCACGAGAGACATAGTCGATCTGATAGGCAGTACCTACGAAACCATTAAGTCCTACAGAAAAGTCTTTAGACGGCAGGGGCTTCTATGACTCCAGATCAAAGGCTAGCCATGATAGAGGCATATATCTATCAAGGTCGATCCCTGTCGATAGATGAAAAGAGACAGCTATATCGACATGTGGGGCAAATTAGGACTAAAAAATATCCAACGCTAAAAGACGGACTAAAGAGGAATTATGTTAGAACTAGATAATCAGCTCTATTTAGGCGACTGCCTAGATTGGCTTGCGTGGATACCCGAGAGATCGATAGATATGATCCTTTGCGATCTGCCATATAATACGACCGGCTGTCATTGGGATAGTCTCATCGATATGCGAGTGCTATGGCAGGAGTATGCACGAGTCATCAAGGACAATGGCGCTATCGTGCTGACGGCAAATAATTTATTCACATTCACTCTTTACAATTCAAATCCCAACCTATTTAAATATCGTATCGTATGGGATAAGATTATGAAAATAGGGCATCTATCAGCAAACAAGATGCCCATGAAGCAGTATGAGGATATTTTGATTTTTTATAAAAATCAACCTACCTATAATCCGCAGAAGACCAAGGGCGTACCATATGTAATGAAGCGAAGGCAGACGATGGATACTCCCGAGTATCAAATAGGCGCGCCCATAGCTAGAAAAGATACCATTAATAATGGCGATAGATATCCGTCTGATATCCTACAGATCCCCGCAAACACATTTACTAAAGATAAGGGGCTGCATCCTACACAAAAGCCGGTCGCTCTCTTTGAATGGCTGATCAGGACCTATACAAATGAAGGCGAAGTCGTCTTAGATAATTGCAGTGGATCAGGCACGACAGCGATTGCTTGTCTCAATAGCAACAGGCGTTTTATTTGCATAGAGAAGGATGAAACCTACTACAAAAAAATCACTCGATCGCATAGCCGATCACGAGCCACTATTGCATCTGGGGGACAAATGCTAGAACTAGATAAGATTCACTTAGGAGACTGCTTGGAGCTGATGCCCTCCATACCAAGCAAGAGCGTTGATATGATCTTATGCGATTTGCCTTATGGGACTACGGCGTGTGAATGGGATAGCGTGCTGGATATGAGCAGGCTTTGGGCTGAGTATGAGAGAGTAATCAAGGACAACGGGGCTATTGTGTTAACAGCTCAAGGGATGTTTTGTGCAAAGCTGATGACATATAGAGAGAACTGGTTCAATCATGACTATGTGTGGATAAAAAACATGCACTCAAATTTTGCTTTGGTTGGTATCCAGCCACTAAGAATCTTTGAGAATGTACTTGTATTTAGACCACCTAGAAAAGATGACCTAGAGATACAATTTAACAAAGAATTACGGGCGTACTTTAAGCAAGTAAATGAGTTCATAGGATTAGGGTTAAAAAAGATAAATGACATATTAGGTCATAGGAAGGCAGAACATAGCTTTTATGTAGCAACCTCACAATTTGATCTATGCACAAAAGAAACGTATGCCCAATTGATACAGCATTTCAAGATTGATCAAATGGAGGGCTTTTTGAATTATGAAGCTTTGCAGTCTATGAAAGAAAAGCAATTTAATGCCCCCTATACTTTTAACTTTGATGATCGCGTTAAAAGGCAATACGAGTACAAAGGGCGTAGTCGTTTTTCTTATGGTGTTTTTTCAACAGAGGATGTTAAAAAAAAGAACATAAAAACAGAGTATGAAAATTATCCTAGAAATGTTCTCTATTTTGATTGTGAACGAGGACAGCATCCAACGCAAAAGCCTGTAGCCCTCTTTGAATACCTAATTAAAACCTACACAAATGAAGGCGAGCTAATCCTAGATAATTGCAGTGGATCAGGCACGACAGCGATTGCTTGTCTCAATAGCAACAGGCATTTTATTTGCATAGAGAAGGATGAGGGCTACCATAAAAAATCACTTGATCGCATAGCCGATCATGAACCACTACTGAGGTTGATATGACATTACATAGCATTGATCTATTAAAGCAAATTATTTCTGCACTGCTACCAGATGACGAGCCTATTAAATCGAAGCTTTTAGCCGTCATCGCTGAGATAGAGGCTGATCTCAGAACTGAGGACTAATGCAATCGCTTTTCTAGCTTCTCGATCCTCTCCTTTAGATCATCGTCCATGACTTGGATTGAGATGCCCTTTTTTTCTGCATCATCGATCCTAGATGTCATGATATCTAGACGGCGGGCAAGGTCTTTGCGTTCCAGGTCGCAAGCGACTGCATGATCTCGCTCGTCCTGCTTACGCTCTTTGTACGACTTGTAAAATAGCACTGCCAAGACGATCGCTATTGTGAGGGGCAGATTGTTGCCTGTCAGCTGGTTGATCTGCTTAAAAAGATCGATCTCCTCGATGGGAGCTTGCTCGATGATAGGCTGAGTCTTGTGTGGCTCCTGAGCCTGCAAAGATGGGATAAAATCCATATCAATATCGCTTTCTATAGGTATAAAGGCGTCTGCAATTTTAACAGCTTTTGCCTTTGGTTTATCAAGCTTTTCATCAATCGCCTTAAAAACAAGCTTTGAGCCCGCCATAAATTCGCACTCGACTGCATTGTATAGCCTGCCCCCATAGTAAATTCTGCCGTCACTATTTAAGTAAAATTCCCCATCGATTATGCACATAAAACAAGTCCTTTTGTGTTTATAGTATGCCCGATCGTTGAGAGTTGGTTGTTTGAACGCAGTTTTTTGAGTTGTGATGCGCGTAGCACATTGGATCGGGCATCCATTGAAATAATAGCATACTCTCGCGTGTTTAAATATAGTCTGTTGCAAGACGATTGACTTTATCCATTGGGAATATTTTTTTAGCGACCAGACCGCACACATCTATCTCGGTCAAGACCTTTAGGCGCGTCCAAGGTGGCGACCGAGAAAAATCTTGATTTTATTTTTGAAATTTGTGTTATACTATTGACAGAACTTATGTTTTTTGTACGGGTAAAGAATGCAATATTTAAATCTTCGATCTATAGGCAAAAATGGCGATGAGGCTGACTATCAGCCCCTGCCTCCTTTATATCGTGCCTATGGTATCCCCGGCACAAATTTAAACGGTGGTACAATATCGGGCAAGGAGCAAAATCCAAGGCTCACAGGCAGGCAGTGGACTCTTACAGCAGAGGATATGCTCGCTAGTGATCCAATTATTCGCAGGTCATGGGCGCTGATTAAGCAGACTCTTTTATCTGCCAAGTGGATTTTTAAGGCGGGCATTGAGGGCGATCCAGTGAGTGAGGAGCTAGCCCGCTTTGCTAACGAAGCCTTCGGCTTTGATGGATATAGCGGGATGATGGATATGACTTGGGAGGAGCAATTAGGCTACCTCCTCGAATTTATCCCCATGGGCTGGAGGTATGCAGAGGAGCTGTATTGTTGTGAGCCCGATAGCATAGGTAGAGAGAAGATTTTTTTAAAGAGATTTGCAGATCGTGAGCCCACGAGTCATCAAAGATGGCTCACGGCTGACGGCGTGACACTCGAGGGCGTCATGCAAAATATGGTCGGAGGGGTACAGCCCGAGCCGATCCCTGCGGGCAAAATGCTTTTATTAACTTTGAATAGAACAGGCTCAAATTTTGAAGGTCAAGGGCTTTTGCGTCCCTGTTGGTGGTGGTGGTCTCAAAAGCAAAGAATTGCTAATTTGATGTCTATCGGCGTTGAACGATGGGCAATCCCCACGCCCAAGGTTGTCGTTGATATGGAGATCGCAGAAAGATCAGGCTTCACTCAAGGTGAGATAACTGCGATGATTCAAGAGGCAGAGGCACAGGCTCGAGATTATATCGCTCAAGAGCAGGGCTATCTCATCGAGAATACTGCCATCAAATTCGATTCATTCGGTAGCCAAGGGCAATTCAATCCTGATGGAGCTCTAAAAGTCATCCAGGAGTGCGACAATCAAGTATCGCAAGCATTTTTTGCGCAATTTATGAATCTAGGGATTAGCGATACAGGCTCAAGATCTGTGGGCGAGGTGCATCTATCAGTCTTTAGGCGTGCGTGCATCAATTACCTTGACTTGGTAGCATCTGCAATCAGCGGGCAAGATAGGCGTGGTGGTGGCACAATCGGACGTCTCATCAACTGGAATTACGGCAGAATTGAAGCCACTAAACTCCCGAAGCTGACACACATGGGGCTAGATAATGACGAGCTCACAGACGCCTTAAACAGCCTGCCCGCTCTAGTACAATCTCAGCTTCTCACTCCTGATGACAATCTCGAGCGTGCTATCCGACAGCGTATCGGTGCGGGCGATCTACCCACCGACGCGACTAGGACGAGCCAAGATAGAGCTATCGCACAAAATCCAAGCTTGGCTATGGCTGAGCGACTAAGGGGGCTTAAGTGAGTGCTTTTGACAAGAAAGTCGTGCGTGCTGTTATCAGCGGGCACACAAAGCAAATGAATTTAGCTATTCCCGACAAATATAGCCATATTGATTTTATCCCGCCTAAAGGGGCTCAAGATGCTGCTAAACGAGCACTAGAGACCAGAGCGACAAAGCCTGCTTCACAGCGTGGCATGACTGCAATAGGCATCGCACGAGCAAGGGATTTGATCAATGGCAAACAACTATCCCCAGATACCGTCCGCAGAATGTTGGCATATTTTACTAGACACGAAGTCGATAAACAAGGCTCGACTTGGTCGGACTATGGCAAAGGTCGGCAGGCTTGGGACGGTTGGGGCGGTGATGCAGGCTATACATGGGCAAAGAAAATTGTCGGACAGATGGACAAGGCAGATGAAGCGATTAAGGCGCTTGGAGAAAATATGGACAACTCGGAATCATCACTTATTAAGGGCAAACCATTTTTAACCTTGGCTTTAGGAGCTGTCAACTCCCGCATGAATGGAGAGTCAATCAGTGATATCACAGAAGATCATCTTAAAGAGATGGTCAGACTTTTCTATGCTCGCAAAGAGCAAGATCCTGTTATCATCGATTGGAATCACGCATCATCTCCTTTTGTAGGTGGTGCATTGGCTTCCCCAGATGTGGCGATGGCACTAGGGCAGATTGCAGACCTAGAGATCAAAGACGGGGGGCTTTATGCTTACCCTCTCTATACAGCTAAAGGAGCTAAGATCGTTGAGGAGTCCGAGGGGCAATTGTGGTCTAGCCCCGAATTTGTCCTAGGCAACATTTATGCGAGGGACGGTGGAGAGCTGATCGGCAATGCTCAGCTTTTAGCCATCACACTCACGCCAAGACCAGCACAACAGAACAATAAAATCGATCGTATTCTTTTATCGGAGAAAATCATGGATCAAACAGAATTGATGCAAAAATCAGCTGAGGAGCTTGTCGCTATGCTACTTGAAAAGGACGCGCTAGTGAAGCAACTTGAGGCAAAGATTGCGGGCTATGAAGCGGAAGAGGACGCCTCGGTATCTGAGGAAGTCGCTCCACTCAAAGAGGATGACAAAAAGGACGAGAAGATGGGCGAAAAGATGGGCGATGGATATAAAGCCATGTCCGAAGCCTCAGCCCTCGCACTCAATGAGATGTCATCAAAAATCGCTACATTAAGCGAACAAGTCGCTAAGCTAACACAAGAGAAGCATATCGCAGAACGCAAAAACGCTATTGATGCACTTCTAAACACTGGTAAAATCAGCGTGGCTGAGAAGTCTCTAGCCGAGCAAGCCTATGATATGAAGGGCTCAAATAATGCGTTCTGGGCTATGTTTAGCGAACGCAAGGCAAACCAAGCCGTCAACCTGTCTGAGATCGGTCATGCTTCCACTGCAAAGCCCGTCTCTCTCAGTGAAAGAGTCGAGCAAATTAAAAAAGAAAGGGGCATCACATTTGCCCAAGCTCTCGACCTTTTACGCACTCAACACGCAACCGAATACAATTCATTTTTTGGAGGTTAAAAATGGCTTTTAACGATCAAAGCATCTATAAGTCCTTTATTGCATCTGCAAGCATTACAGCGTTTCAACTTGTAAAGCAAGATGGCGATGGCAAAGTTACCCCATGCACAGCAGACACTGATGTCCCTGTGGGCGTGGCTCAACAGGCTGTTTCTAGCGGTGAAGTGGTCAATGTATGTGTCCTAGGGCTCAGCCGTGCTGTAGCAGGTGGCACCATCACAGCAGGCACTCACTTTTATGTAATGCCTGGTCTAGCAGGCAAGGTCTATGCGTATGCCTCTGGTGGTGCTGGCGTACAAACCATCGCAGGGCGTTTCTTAGCAAATGCGGTCAATACCGCTGGTTCTGCTAACGAACAAATTGAAATCATTTTCTCCCCATCCGCAGGAGTCTAATTAAATGGCAAATCCAAGCTATAGCAATATTCATCCAGTCAACGAAATTCTCAAAAATTTAGCTATTGAAGCCATCCCAAGCGATGGACAGCTGATTGCTGACAAAGTTATTGAGAAAGTCGATGTTTCTGCCCTCGGTCCTAGCGGTACTCTTTTAATTGAAGAGACTCGTAATTTTATGGGAAGCCCCGATGTTGACGCAGAAAGAGCTCCCGGAGCAAGTCGCCAAGCTATCGGCAATTTTGATCGTACCTCCACTACTTTCAACACCAAGATTTACTCTCTAAAAGACGCTATCGCTATTGAAGATATTCGCTATTCTCAATATCCCGGCAACGAGGAAACACGCTCTTTTAGAAAAGTACAAAGATCAATGCTCTTAAATAGAGAGTCCCGTCTAGCAAGCTTGCTTTTTGGTGCATCAAATTGGGGCTCATATACCTCTGCACTCGGTAGCCTTGGCAATAGCTCTAAGGGGACTCAATGGAACTCCGCAGGGGCTGAGCCTTTAACTGATTTACACGCCCTTATCGATGTTATTCGTGCCAATGCTCATGGCATTTTGCCCGATACCTTGGTTCTCGGCTATGGTGCTTTGCGTGCTCTATCTAGAGCCCCAGATATTAGAGGCTTCTTTACTGCAGGCTCTACAGCATCAGGCACAGCCTCAGGCAATCGTATTATGCAAGATGACATGGTCATCAGCGTCTTGAAAGAAGTTCTCGGCTTGCCCAATGTATTTGTTGGTAGTGCTAGAAAAGAGACAGCAAATGCAGGTTTGACCTCTAGCCAAGCTCAAATTTGGACAGATGACAGTGTGTTTATGGGTATCATGAAGGGATCAGATGCTGTAGTCAATAAGAATGGGACCAAAGTCATGCCTGTTGCAGCTCTCAATTTTGAGTACGCAGGCTTTACCTCTGGCTCCTATGATGATCTAGAGATGACTAAGCGGACTGTATGGCTCGAGCATACTCACCAAGACAAGGTAATCGCTCAAAATTACGGCTTCTTACTAACTGACTGTTTAGCTTAGTGGACGGGCTGATATGGTTTCTTTGTTTTGCCCTCATTGTGGCGGTACTAGCTCAACTCATGCCCTAGCAGAGGGAGAAGCTGATCAAAAGGCGATCTCCGATCTAAAAAAGCAGGTAGCAGAGGAGCAAAACGAAGAGATGAGAGCTCTTTTAAAATCAAGACTTGGCATCCTTGAAAAGGAAGTGCAAGCGACTGCAGATTTTCAAAAAGAGTTAGAAAAAGCTACCGCCAAGCTTCACTCGGCGATAGCAAGATTGATGAAAAATGGGCAGGGCAATCTGCTGATCAATATGAGTCCTCAGCAATTGAGAGACTTTTTGATCAATGAGGGCTTGGGCGATGCAATAACATTTTTTCAAAAAGCCCAGCTCGATATCGTTGACTTATCAAATAAGGCGATGATTGCGATTGATCCAACCTTCATCAGCGGGGATCCCGATTTAATCAATGCGACAATCAATCGCACGATTCAAAGTGTCTTTGATGACGCCCTAGTGCCTGAGATTAGCAAGGGCATTAAAGATGCAGTCAGCACAGCTGCGGTCATAGGATCAATAAAAGCCCCGCTCGATGCACTAGCACAGACATTTGATAGGGCTACTCGATCAAATACCACAGAAGCCCGATTAAAGATCGCCGAGTTTGGGCGATCAGTGCAGGCAGTAAATGCCGAGCAGGCAGGGCTAGACCTGTTTATATATGTAGGACCCAAAGACGGGATAACACGCCCTTTTTGTCGCAAGATCATCAGCAAGGGGCGTGTTTTTACAAAGGGTCAAATCCTAAAGATGAACAATCAGCAAGGGGCTGGACCAGTGATCACGACTGCAGGCGGGTATAACTGCAGGCATTCATGGTCTCCTGTAAGCAAGGGATTTGCTCAGGTGATGGGGCTGGATGTAGCAACAAATAACGACATAAGGGATCTACAATGAGAAAAGCACAACAGGGCAAGGACTACAATTTTATATGGCAAGCTCCATCTGCTATCAGCGGGACTCCATCGATAACTTTTCATTTAGAGAGTGGCGATATCACATCCAGCATGACACAAGGGCGGGCTTCTTTAACTGCTACTGCCATATCAGGCGATAGGCGTAGTCTCACGCTATCTGCATCAGCCACCAGCTTAAAGCCCTTTCAAAGCCAAGCCTTTCTACTGACTGATGGAGATGACTATTTCTCTATTAAGCCCATCCGCATCGTGGGTACAAGCCTGATTATCGCCGATCCACTACCGAGAGATGTATCTTTTACCACATCGGCGAGCATTCAATTTGCATCGTGGACATATACGGCTAGCAGTGCGACTATCACAGCTGATCGAGGCGATATCGCCTTCACGATCGAGTATGTCCAGAGCCTCGGGGGGCAGACAATCAACAAGGTTGAAAAGGGAATTTTAAAGGTCGTCCCCAGACCTTTTGATACAGGTCTCGATCATGCTCGACTATGTGCCATATTCCCACATATCGCAGACATAGCGCCAAGGCGCGCAAATGGTTTTGATGAGATCATAGGCGCATCGCTCGATGAGCTAGCGCTATATGTCAGAGATCTGATCGTGCCTGATGATGTCGATGAAGACGACATCCACAACGCCAATGAACTTTTGCAGGCTCACGCCTATTTGGCTATCGCTCGCATTCACGAGATCAATGGCAATATTGATCTAAGTGAAAAAATGCGTAACAGAGGCATAGAGCTAGCAGATCTAGGCATGAGGACTATCAGTCTTGATCTAAATAAAAATGGAGTGATAGAGGATAACGAGCTCAATATAAGAGCCAAGGGAAGGGGCTATATTACGGGCAATATGTCAAATCGCATCATCTCAAATGATGAAAAAAGCTTCAGCCCATCTAGAGCGATGAGACACTAAATGAAAACAAAAATAAATCTCTCTCTACCGTCCTTGGCGATGACTCAGCCTAAGATGCTTGCTATAGGGCTCGACATGGTATCGATCATCAAGATGAGAGTATATAAGGGGATAGATGCAAATGAGAAGCCCTTTTTAGCATACTCAACAAAGCCCTTATATGTGTCTAAAAAAAGCCCATTGGGTAGACGCTTGGCTCCTAAAGGTGGGATCAAAACCAAAGGCGGAATGTATTTTGAAGGCGGATATCGTGAGTATAAAGAGAAATCACGCAAGCGATCAAATGCCATCGAGGGACAGACTGCAGAGGTAGATCTCACACTATCGGGGATGATGATCCAGAATTTTACTGTTTTATCATCGACCGCTAGAAGCTTTGTTATTGGGCTTTTGCCACCTGTACGGCATTATGGCTATAATGTAAATTCAAAACGCTCTTTCATCGGGCTATCGCCTAAAGAGGTCGACCAGCTGATCGAGATCGTAAAAATAAATCTTTTGGAGACCACATGAGCAAAGGCATTTCATCTGCTATCGATCATATCATTGACCGCCTAGAGAGCCTCACGCCCAAGAGCGATTCTTATCATCACTTTGTCTGCATCAGTGATGCGAGTGGCAGAAATTTATCTTTGGAATCGAGATCAAATCAAAATCGATTATTTGATATCCGCTTTCAAACACTAGCCCAAGATGACGGGCAAGCAGGCATAAGCGGGCGTAAAAGAATCGATTTATTATTGAGGATTCGCTATGATATAGGCGGGGACTTAGCACTGCTAGATCGCATGATCGCAGAGGACTCTAGTCAGCTGATCAACGCCCTAAAACAACCTGAGTATCAATTTGATGACACTGGTATAGTATCACTCATCACAAATACAGCCACACTATCCGAGATCTCAAACGATCCTAGTCAGGTCGGCTATCTATTAACATTACCCTTTACACTTTTATATCTAGAGGACTAAAAAATGACAGTAACACATAGAAGTATATCAGTCGCCTCAGAGGCATCTTTTGGCTCAGTCGACAGCTCAACCGGTCTCCCATCTGCTAGCGGGCTTAGCTTCATCTCTTTACCATGCGAGCGTGATCCCATCGTCATCTATGGCGATGTAGTCGTAAATGAGCGAAGCGAGGGGCGTGATGGTCCTCATGGGCTACCTCCAGAGCCTGACACAGTATGGAGCGGATCAAGTCGCGTGCAGAGACGAACTGGGCAAGTGCAAATCACTATCGACTTTACTACAGTCGGAGCTGACGCCAATGCTTATGCGGGGACAGGGCTTGGCAAGCTTTTAAATGCAGGTTTTTTGACAAGTCTCCCACTCTTTACAAGTGCTGATACTGTCACAGGCGACGATGTCAATTTTTTCACTCCCACAACCACAAACACAAATTACAAGATTGGCGGTATTGTGGGCAGTATTATTGCGGGGCGTTGTGAGTACTCAGCAGTGACTAGCAACAACAGGGCAGGTGCAGGCAAGATCGGCGTTTCTCCTGCTTTTAGCGATGAGCCTGCCACCATTTATCCAATGCAAACTTGGTATGTCCCCACCTCCACATCTAGCGGGCAGGTGGTGGAATCGCTTTGTTTTAGAGTCGATGGAGTCGGCTTTAGGACTTATGCTTATGGTTGTAAGCTGGCATCTCTCAATATCAGCGTGACTAATGGTCGCCTATTGGGACAATTTACATTCCAAGCAGCTCTCATCCAAGACGATCACGCTAATGCGACCGGTCCTGTTGAGCCTGTTGTTTTAGGCGGTGCGACTCAACATTTTAGAAATGCTTATGCGGTACTTTCTAGCCCTGTGACATATTCTAGAAGCAATATCGCAGGCACTACAGGCGAGGAGCTAGATCGTATCGCTTTAGATGCTGAGAGTTTTTCATTTAATATCACAAACACACTCACCGCCAAGGGATTCTCAAACAACATCTTGACCATGTCCGACATGGAGGTAAGTAACGTTGATCTAGAGTGTACAATCACGCTCTCATCAGTAAAGAGCGATATCGCAGACGATTTTAAAGATAGGGTAGTCCGTCAGGTGTTAATAGGCACAGGACCAATCGGGAATGGCAAGGGCATGGCTTTATTTATCCCTGCAGGATATCTCACGGTCGATCCCAATAAATACGACGTATCTGGTGAGATTGTGAAGCAAGCCTTGACCTATAAGCATACTCGATTCGGCGGTGATGTAGGTACTACACAGCCCGCAAATAGCCCCATTAGACTAGCACTAGGAATTTAATATGCTTTCATTCTCCACCTCATCTCTCACTACCATCGAGGTAGCTATCACCTGCGACACCGCTTTAGATATGGCAGATCAAGACAAAGTTCTATACCTCAAGGGGCAAAGAAACCTCTTGAAATGCAAGGACGGTCAATCGCCTACTCTATTTGTGCTAAAGGCTTTATCGCCTGCAGAGAGAGAAGAGGCAGAGGTAAAGGCTGGGGCATACACTAGGAGCGAACTTGGGCGTATGCTGTATCTAGAACAGCCTGACAGTGGCAAGGATAGAGCCTATTGGCATGACTCACTGACAGAAAAAGAAAAGACAGCCCTAGCAGAGTATAACGCATATTTAAATCGTGTATATCAAGAGATGATCAAGGTTTCATGCGTTGAGATCAAGGGCGTCAATGGGAAGCCTTGGGATTTAATCCAATCAATCAAGCCCGATATTGTGAGAGTGCAGACAATTGGAGAGCTGGTTGCTCATATATCAAATTTATCTCTCCTAGGTGAAGAGGGAAAATAGCAATCGCATCCTCAATATGGCTATCGCAAAATAAGGGGCGATCGTGGGGATGCGAGCAATGTAAATCACAGCCAAGGCTGAGGGGACTGCGTGGAAATTGTGGCGGTGAGTTTAAGCGGGGCTTGCCTCATCTAGATGAAGATGAGCATGGCTTTTTTATTCCTGCGTATAGAGTGGCTCCTAACTGCTCGGCAGAGTACAGCGATCTAAAAATAAGGTCATGCCCTGTTGCATCAGCAAACCTCATCGCCCCCATCGCTCAAAGTTATTTTAGGCATATCAATGGCTTATTTGATTTAAAAAACGCGTATCCTAGCCCATCTTGTGCTATCGTAGAGGCAATAGATTTATTGCATCATCACTACACAGAGCTAAAAAACAAGATTGCTCAAGAGCAGATAGAGGAGGCACAAATTGGCAGAAAATAAAATCGAGATCGAGGTCGATGTTATAGGCATGGAATCGGCTCAAAAAAAGCTAGATGGGATAGAGGGATCAGCTAAGGGCATCGGCGAAAGCGTTAAGGGCGTGGGCGAGAGCTTCAAGGGCGTTGGGGCGGTAGTATCCGCTCAGGGCGGGGCTATGGGCGAAGCCTTTGGAGCCCTTGGCGAGTCAGTAAGTGGCGTTGTCGATGGCGTAGGTCAATTTAGCGAGGCACTACAAAGCGGTGGCAAAATAGGCGTTTCATCGATCTTGAGTCTATTAGGTCCTATCTCTGCCATAGTCGGTGCATTGGCTCTAGCAGTCGAAGCGTGGCGACAATTTAGCGGTGCAGCTAAAGAGGCAGAGCAGATCGAGGCGGCGGTCAGTGCTGCAGCTGGTGATCTCACTGCAAAAATGGAGGAGCTTGCAGATAAGGGCATTAAAGCAACCTCTGATCAACTCAAAAGTTTGATCTCATTAAATACGGAAGCTCGATTAAAGCTGGAGATACTAAATGAGAAAAACGCTAGTTTAACCAAGGTTTATATTGATCAAATCAAAGCCGAAAAGGATTTAATAGCAGTTAAAAAGATATTAAATGGAGTCGAAAATTTATCAATGTTTGAGCGCGGTAATTTGGCGACTGCAACAAATAAATTGGAGATAGCAAATAAGGCAGTAGCCAAGGCACAAGACGAACTAACAAGGGGATATGCTGACGCCCTTCCAGCGATAGAAAAAGCTCAAGAATATCAAAGAAATTTAGCGATGACTCAGCAGGAGGCGACAGATGCCTTGAAGGCTCAGCTTGAGATACAAAAGCAACATAATGACTTGCTATTGGCAACCTCTGATCTCAGCGATTATGAGAGGGGCATACAGGCTAAAGAGGATGAACTAATGGTTGATAGAGAGCTATCAGCCCAGAGAAACAAGAGCATAGCAGAGATACAAGCCCTCACAAAATCGCTAGAAGATGAAAATAAAGCTAGATCTGACGGAGAGGATTTATATTTAAAAGAAATCAAAAATCAAAAAGAATTGCAGGCGTTAAAGGATGCAGAAATAAAGCGTTTAAAGGATGAATCTAAAGCAAGGGGTGATGCTTTTAGAGCAAGACAACAACAGATAATTGGCGAGCAATCACAAATCAACGCCCTTAGAATACAGCTAGAAAAAGATGGGATTGATGAGCAAATAGCATTAGCCGTCAACACATATACAACTCAACAGCAATTAAATAAAAATAATAAAAATCAACTAATAATTGCAGAGCTACAATATCAACAACAGTTAAATAGTATCGCAGAGCAAGAGATAGCAAGACAACAAGCGTCTCAGCTTGCTTTAGAGCAGTCTCAGCTTGCTAAAATCGGGGCTTTGCAAGAAGAGGCATATAAAGAGATTGAGATAGAAAAGACCAAGGAGCAGGCTAAAAAAGATCTAACTGATAAAATCGCTTTGCTAGATATACAGCTCACACAGACAGGCTATGATCAGCAAATAGCGATGCTAAATAAGCAAATGGAGCTCGAACTTGCTATCGTTGAAAAAGGAAGTTTGGCAGAACTGGAGATCAAAAAAAGATACCAGCTAGCATCAAAAGATGTTCAAGGCGAGTCTATGCAGATGTTAGGCGAATTTGCTGAGGCGCAAACACAAGCCTTTAGCGCCTCATTGGCAACGGCGATCATGACGGGTGCGTCAGTGAAACAGGTCTTAAAGGAGACATTGACGGGCATGGCAACAGAGGCTTTAACAAAGTCAATTTTCCATACAGCTGAGGGATTTGCGTCTTTGGCGTTAGGTCCTATTGGGGGGCTTAGTGCAAGCCAGCATTTTGCTGCAGCAGGGTTATTTGCAGGAGTCGCCTCTGTGGCGGGCTTGGCTGGGGCATCTATCCCAGCCTCAAAAGCTAGTGCATCAAGCGGGGCTTCGCCTAGTGGCATGGCACAGACTACACAGGTACAACGCCCAGAGGCTCAAAAATCCGAGCCTATGGTTTTTAATGTCAACTTCGCTGGAGCTACGATTTACGACACAAAAGAGTCTGCTAAGAGAGCTCTCAGCGATGAGATAGTCAAGTATATAAATGAACCTCGTAGGGGTAGCCCACGATTGAGAGTACAAAATGCCCAGTTATGACAAATCACCTAATTTTATGATCATGAGCGATTTTGACGCCCGTAACTTTACCTCAACACTCTATACAAGAGCGGGCTCAAATATCGCTTTAAATAGCAATGGGCGAGTCGTCTTTAGTGATCCAGTCTATTTTTTAAATGGGCGCGGTCAGTCTGCCACCACATCGCTCAAAGCGTGTCTAGAGGCTGATATAGGCGATACATGGACTATCTCTATAGACAGTCAAGATCGAATCAAATGGGAATGCACGGCTAGTCAAAATCAAGATATTGAGACTCAATTCGGAGGTGGTGCCATTTGGGGGCTAGATAACGACTATACAAACATGAGCGGGACATCAGTCACCTTTGCGGGGCAGTGGCAAAGGGGCAATCAAATTTTTTGGTCTGCTGGTAGTGCTCTATATGGCAAGTTGTCATATAGCGACTCGGGCACTGTATACCCCACTTTTTATCCATCATTCCCAGTGGCTCAAGACATCCCATCGCTCCTGTCGGTGCGATCAGGCAGTGGCATTTATTGTCTGCAGTCAGCTGAGGAAGCCCTATTTAGCGACTATGTTCAATGGGTGCTACGCGATGACGGAAGAGTCATGCAGGTAGTCAACTATGTAGCAAACGCAAATCTAATGAATTTTGCTTGGGCTGATACAGCGTTTAGAGATCGGCTTGGATTTAGCGGGCTGGAGACATGGCAGACGCTCTATGGTCGCAGGGTGATGATCGCTGATAATGTGATGCCCGGCGTCATAGCCCCATCTCGACCATACGAAGATCATCACCTAGCATTTGATAGACTGAGTGACACTAGGAGAAAGGGGGATGGTAGCTATGGGACAAACTTTAAAGGCAATTTTACAAAATCTATTTTACGCTTTTATGTCGATGGTATCGCAGACATACAAGATGACTATAAGCGATTTGTATTTGATCTTGGCGACTATTTTTATATAGGGGCGAAGATTAACTTGGTGCAAGAGGTGGGAGAGCCAAGACTAAATCGCATGACTAGCCAGATCAGCTCTTCATCGCCTGCGTATAGCCTTACTCATACAAGCGAGGACAATGGAATGCACGGCATCATCACAGGCACGATCACAAGCATCACTAGCGATCTGCCCTTTGAAAATAGAATCATGAGACGCATCCCTGTCTCGATGGAGATCGCTCATGACAAATAGCCTTACTCTGCCTCTAGCGGGCAACAATGCAAGAGTCGAGCCTGATGCTTTCATTGCAGGGAAAGATATCAGCGACCTACAGAGTCAACTCGGCAAACTTGGGCGACTGCAAAACTATATCCACGCCTATCATGGGACAGGTGCGATCATAACTCAACATTTTGAGGATGGCATATTCTATTATTCATCAGCCACTTTGAGAGAGGTCTGCAGATGGAGAATCCCTGTAATATCAGCAAATCATAAGACGATAAAGATCACACTCAAGGGCACGGGGACAAACGGCAATGCGATCTTTACCCTCTCAAATAATAGCAGTGCTGGCTCAAAAAGTTTTACATTTAACTCCTCTAAATACGATCAGGGCTCGATAGCCTTGGCGTCTGTGAGTGCTGAGTATAGCTATCTCATTCTTGAGGTGCAGAATACAATCCAACTCGATTATATGTGTATAGAGTATCTACCGCTCAGCTCTCCATTGGCAGAAAGCAGAGTAAATGCGGTCTATATGAACAGCTTTTTTTACCCCTTCGGTGATGACTCCTTTGATGCTGATCAGCCTCTCTCATCAGCCCTAGGGCAACAACTAATCAACAATATCAGAGTACTGCAGAAAAGACCTAGGATGCTCTTTTGTGCTAGTGGGCTAGATCTTCCAGAGACGACAACAAGCCCAACTTTTGGGCTGGCACGACCACAAAAGGGGCTAACAGTCAATGACTTATTTGCACTAAACACAAGCTTTATTTCATGGTATAATCGCAATCGATTGGGTTTTACATATAAGCTGGTGATGTATGTACAAAATGCCACAGCTCATGATTTTTCTTTTTCTGTATATAATAAACAGATCACGATCACTGCAGGCACTACAGCCCAGTGGCTCGAGTATGACATCGCAACAATCTTTAATGCGGACGGCGTGGACGGCGATCTATCCATGCCACTAATCCAGTTCTCGCCTAGGATGACATACTTTTTGACAAACGCAACGCCGATCTTATCGATCTCTTTTTGGGGGGCATAATGGCAATAATACCAAGTACGACAATATTTGCTCCATCACCTAGCGAGGCAAACGCGGGCGTTCCTGTTCATAGTGCTGTCATGATGCTGATAGCAGATCAAACCAATCATCTTGCTTTTGCCAAGGCTAAAAGGCATCAAATTGGTTTTGTAAATCGGACATATCCTAGGACATGGACGCAAAATCAGGCAGACTATACCACGGAGAGCTACTATGTCGATCAGATATCTATAGGCG